TCCCTCACGGCAGCAGCCGACGTGCCGTCCTTTGCCGCAGGGCAGAAGTTCGGCTCCCTTGGTGAAGCCGCCAAGGCCATCGGCACCTCACTGCGCAACCTGCCAAAGAATGCCAAGCCGGGCACCTTCACCCGCAACGGCGCAGTGGTTATCACTCTGCCGGAGAACAAGTTCAATCAGGACGAGTTCCGGGGACGTGACTCCGAGATGCTGCTCGAAGCCGCGAAGGAGTCCCGCCTCGAAGGCGGCTCCCTTGTCGCTGCCGGTGGCTGGGGTGCGCCATCCGAAACCCTGATGGACTTCTGTGGCGGTGAAACGACCGATGGCCTTATCAACCTCCCCGAGGTCACCATCACCCGCGGCGGTGTCCAGTACACCAAGGGTCCATCCTTTGATGATGTCATCGGCGCAACCGACGGCTTCTGGGACATGACTGAAGCGGTGGCCGAGGCGGGCGTCGTCGAGAAGACCTCGCTGCGGCCCGAGGTGCCGGACTTCGTCGAGGCGCGTCTGGACGCCGTCGGTGTCATGGTCGAGGCTGGTCTGCTGCTCCGTAAGGGGTGGCCGGAGGTCATCGAGCGCTACACCGAACTGGCCCTGATTGCGCACCAGTACAAGCTGCACGCCAAGACGATCAACCAGATTCTCGCCTACACCGGCGCTGCCATCAACGTCCCGAACGGCTTTGGCAACGCCCTCGACGTGCTGCACATCCTCGATGTGGTGGCCTACGGTGAGCGCCAGCGCAACGCCCTGTCCGAGAACGCAACCCTCGAAGTCGTGCTCCCGCGCTGGGTGAAGGGTGTTCTGAAGGCGGACCTCGCCAACCGTACCGGCGTGGACTTCCTGAACGTCACCGACGCGCAGATCAACGGCTGGTTCTCCGCCCGCAACCTACGCGTACAGTGGCTCGCCTACTGGCAGAACGTTGACACCGACACCGAGGGCATCGCCATTGCCTACCCGGACACTGTCGAGGCGCTGATGTACCCGGCAGGCACCTTCGTGCGCGGCACTTCCGATGTCATCACGCTGGACACGATCTACGACTCCGTGAACCTGAAGAAGAACGACTACGTGCACCTGTTCACCGAGCAGGGCACCGTCGTCACCAACCCCTGCAACACCGGACGCCGCATCGAAATCCCGCTTGCTGCCAACGGTCGCACGGGCGCTGCCGACATCACCGGCAACCTCTTTGTAGAGCCTGCCCCGTAAGGAACTGAATGACTGAGGGGGTCGGTGCGGCCCACTGGCCCCCTCGGTTCAATCCAGAACCTTCGGAAAGGAGGTAGGCCAATGGCACGGTTTGCAATTGACGCACCGGAACGCGAAAGCATCCGGGGCGGTCTGCTGTCCGTGGCACGGGTGGTTGATGCACCACGGGAGGCCCTGTACCTCGGGGTGAAGCACGTGCGGGGTGATGTCGACCCGCCTGAGCCGGTCCCGAGCGTCGGTGTCGACAAGACCTTCGGCATCTTCGAGGCTGAGGTCGAGTCCGAGCCATTCACCCTCTACAAGGGCGTCGAGTACACGATGCTACTCAGGGATGAGGCCGATGTAGCGAAGGCTTTCAGCGCCGGGGAGTCCTACGGCGTGGAGAAGGCGCTGCAGGCCGGGCCGCTGAACGATCTGGCGGTGGACCTTACCCCGACATCGGGCACGCCGGTTACCAACATCAAGTACGCCATCGGTGTTCTGGAGCAATATGCCGCCGACACCTATACGGGACTGCCCCTGCTGCACGGCAACAAGACCGTCGTATCCCTGATGAGTGACTTCATCACGGACACCGGCGGCTTCAAGCTGTTCACCAAGCAGGGCACGCCCATCGCCAACGGTGGAGGGTATGGTCCTGCGGGTCCGGAGGCAGCAGGTGCGGGTGAGATGTGGCTTTACATCTCGGGCGGGGTGACGATCCTGCGCGGCCCGCTGGATGTGTACCCGGCCTCGGACCTGAAGGCCAACCGCGCCCTCGCACTGGCGGAACGCACCTACGTTCCCGTCGTGGATAGTTTCGTAGCGGCGATCCTCGTCGGAATCTAAGGAGAAACTGAAATGGCAGCAAAAGTGAAACTGACCGAGGATCAGTCCTTTGTTCGGGGCCGGTCAACCAAGGTCGCCAAGAGCCTAGTCCAGCGCGCGAAGGATGCAGGGCTGGAAGGCTCCATCATCACCACCGCATTCGGCTACATCGCCCCGACCTCAATCCTCACGGACAAGGAAATAGCGTCGGACGACTTCTCGAACGTCCTCCCCGACGGCACTGTCCCTGTTGAGGGTGAGGAAGCCGGGGACGAGAACTCCGAGCCGGAATCGCCCGGAGGGGAGCCGGAGGCAGCAGCCGCCGCCGACGAACCCGAGGCTTCCGCCGCTGGCGAGCCGGAGGAACCAGCCACTGAGGAATCGGCGGCTCCACCAGCACCCGAGGCTCCCCCGACTGAGGGGCCGGGAGCCTCGGGGTCGTTTGATCCGTCCACGAAGACGGTTGAGGAAGTGCTTAACTACCTCAGCGCGCAGGATGCGGCGGAGAAGGGTCGCGTCATTGCGGTCGAGCGCAGTGGCAAGAACCGCAAGACCATCACCGACACCGAGGGAGTGTAAGTAAATGGGACTGTCGAGGAACACTTCGTACCTCCGCGGTCGTCGGATGCGGGCAACCGTTCTCGACGCCTCTGGGGCACCCGTCTACGGTGAGGACTCTGTCGTCACCACGAAGGGTTACATCACCGTCGCCTACACCACCACTTCGGAGGAAGGTGAGGGCATCACCGTCACCAACGCCGCAGGTGAGGCGTGCGTCTCGGAGGCGGCAACGCCATCGCAGACCGGCTACGGCGTGGAGGCGACCTTCTGTGAGGTCGACTTCCGGCTGTTCGAGATTCTCACCGGACAGTCCGTGCTGCTGGATGACGATGACTACGCCATTGGCATCACCGAGCGCACCGATGTTGACCTCTCCACGGTGAACTTCGCGCTCGAACTCTGGCTCGGCTCGAAGAACAGCGGTGAGTGGGGCTATGTGCTCACCCCGTTCCTGCGCGGCGGCATCATCGGTGACATCACCATCGAAAACGCGGCCATCACCTTCACGATCACCGGCATGACCACGCGCGGTGGCTCCGGTTGGGGTTCCGGCCCCTACGCGGTGCAGACCGTTGGAGGCGTTGCCGCAGTCCTGAAGGACCCGGTCACTGCCACCGAACACCGCCGCTGGCTCACCGTGGACGTGGCACCGCCGGATGTCTGGGAAGGCAGCACCCCGCTGCTTGACCCGAGCGACCCGGCGATCACCAACCTCACCACAACCCCGACCGGGCTGTCGGTGGAGATTGTTCCGGTGCCTGCTGGCACCGAGCCGGTGTTCTATCAGTTCGGCGACGGCGAGTGGGACTACGCGGAGACGGGTACTTACACCCACGTCTACGACAGCGCAGGCACGTACACGATCACGGCGAAGCGCGGTCTGTCGACCTACTCGGAGCCGGTCACGGTCGCGTAGTGAGTGCCAATGGCGGGTGTGCTGTCTGATCCAGCGCACCCGCCATTGCCTTTTTCGGACCAAGCAAGGGGCACAGCATGGACTACCTGAACCCGGAGGAGCCGGAATGGCCGGTCACCCAGCCATACGGAATGAACCCCGGAGGCTACAACCCGAGCGGGGGGCACACCGGCAGGGATAAGGGGACGCCGGTCGGTCGACCCCTGCGCGCCCCGGGCGACGGCGTTATCACGCTCGCCGGTAACGCCGGGCCATGGCACTCGAACATCTACTGGTTGGAGGGCAGCTTCGCTGGCTTGTCCGTCGTGCTGGACTGCGGCCCCTACGCCTTCACCCTGAATCACTTGTCCGAAGTGCTGGTGTCCGTGAATCAGCGCGTCAGCAGGGGTGACATCATCGCCCGCTCGGGCAACTCCGGCGGAGCGACTTCCGGCCCGCACCACCACTTTGAGGTCATGCCGGATAAATGGAACTTCCAGAACGGCACCTACGGGCGGATCAACCCTGACACCGTGTGCAAGAGCAACTGGAGCGGAGAGCCTGTCGTGCCCGCTGCGCCGAACCAGCGCCGCAACGGCCCGCAGGAAACCATGCAGCGCATCGAACCCAAGGTCGACGGGAAGGTGTGGGGTGACGCGGGGTCCAACATCACCCGCATCATTCCGCCGGGACAACTGGAGGTCTTCGAGGGCTACGTCCACGGGCAGTCCCTCACGGTCAATGGCTTCACTTCCGACATCTGGTATCAGGACAAGATCGGCTTTGCGTGGTGCGGAGCCTTCGAGTCCCAGTCCACCGACGGCCTGCCGGACCTCACTCCGCGCCGGGAACTGGCTGCCAACCAGCGGCGCACCGGACCCGAGGGGGCGAAGCAGCGCGACCGTGCCCACCGTGCCGGGAACGTTGTGCGTGAAATCCCCGGTGGGCAGGTGGAGGTGTTCACCGGCTATGTGCACGGCGAGCCGGTCACACTCAACGGCCTCAGCAGCAACCTCTGGTATGTGGACGCGAAGGGCTACGCATGGGCCGGGGCGTTTGAGTCGCAGGACGTAGTGGGGCTTCCCGACCTGACCGTGCCGCCTCCGCCTTCTGTCATCACCCCACCCCCTCCGGCAGTGGACTTCCCGCACCTGAACGGCATCGACGTTGCGGTGTATCAGGAGAGTGCCGCGCTGAACACGCTCGGGGCGGACTTCATCTTCATCAAGGCATCCGAGGGCGGTGCGGAGTGGGCCGACAAGGCGCTGGCATCCAATGTTGCTGAGGCCCGGCTGACCGGGAAACCGGTAGGGTTCTATCACTTTGCCCGCCCGATGCTCACGCCCTCAAACACAGCCGCGGAAGAGGCATGCTCCTTCCTGAACGTCATCGCCCCCTACCTGCAGGACGGGGACCTGCTGGCGCTGGACTGGGAGGCTGAGAACCAGCACCGCACCGACTGGGCGGAGGAATGGCTGGACATTGTCGCTGCCGCTACTGAAGCCCTGCCGCTGGTCTACCTGAACGCCGATGCGATCAACGCGCACGACTGGACTCAGGTCGAGAAGCGGTATCCGCTCTGGTACGCGGCTTACGGGGCAAACGAGGTGCAGGAAGGCTTCCGTCCCCGCTCTCTGCAGGATGCTCAGGTGACGTGGGAAGCGGGGGTGCTGTTGTGGCAGTACGCATCCCGCGGCAGGCTCACCGGCTACGACGGGGACCTCGACCTGAACGTCTTTTACGGGGACGCGCAATTGTGGAGGAACCTTGGCGCACAGGGTCCGCTCACCGAACCGGAACCCAACCCTCCGGTGGTCACGCCACCACCGCCAATCACGGATGATAAGGATGACTCACTCACGGAGTTCTCGGAATGGCTGATCCAAGAGTTCAGGAACCGGAAAAGGGAATGAAAGTCATCACACTTACCGTCGCCGCCTGCGTAGCCTTTGCTGTGATCGGCGTCACGGCGCTGGCTGTGATGCTGCTCGCTGATGCGACGACTGTTGTGCTGGAAATGGTCACGCGGATGATGGAGGTACTGAGATGATCTGGCCCATTCTCTGGCCGGGCGGGGAGCCACCGGAAGGCGCGGACCCGGACATGGTGACCCGTGCGGAAATCCTCGCCGGGCAAACGCTGCGCATGCTCACCCTCAACCGCGTGGGCGGGGAGCCGATCACAGTGATGCCGTGTGCGCGCACCTGCCGCAAGCCTCGCTTCAACACCACGCTGTTCTTCCATCCGGTCCTGCTGGAGTCCGGGGCTTACGCCAACTGCTTCTGCGGTAGCGATTGCAGTTGCAGTTGCGCCCCGACGGTCCTGCTCACTGGGCCGGTCGGGCGGATCGACGAGGTGAAGGTTAACGGCGTCGTGCTGCCGGAGGATGCGTACCACGTCGAGGATGGTAACCAGCTGGTCCGCCTCGACGGTGAGGGCTGGCCCGCCTGCTCCGGCACCAACTTCACGGTCACCTACCTGAACGGGCATGAAGTCGACGCCCTCGGCGAGTACGTCGGTGGCCTGCTGGCGGTCGAATATCTCTTGGCGATGACCTCCTCGAAGAAATGCCGCCTTCCGGCAAACGTCACTACTGTCACCCGACAGGGCATCTCCATGGAACTGTCCACCGGCATGTTCCCCGACGGCACTACCGGCATCAAGGAAGTGGATACCTACGTTTGGCAGTGGAACCCCTACGGCATGAAAACGCGCCCGGAGGTCTACTCACCCGACATCCATAGGCCACGCTCCGTGACATGGAAGGCTACGCCGTGACGCTTCGGGAAATGCTCGCGGTGCTGCTGGAGGAACTCACTGCAGGGCTGGAGGCAGCGGACCTGCTGGAGACGATGTGCGCGGTCACCGTCTTCCCCGGCACCGCCGTCCCCGTGGATTACATCGGCTCGGACGGCACCTGCGGTTCGATGGCGTGGGTCAGGCATGTCACTTCCTACCCGAGTGTGCGGTTCCCCGCTGCGGATGCGTCGCTGGAGAACTGCGCCTCGACCCTCGCCCACGTTATCGAAGTCGGTCTTATTCGGACCTCGCCGATTCCGGAGTCGGATGGTTCCTCGGTGGAACTACCGGATGACCTGACGCACCTGAACTCCGCCCTCGACCTTGCCGATGACATGATCCTGATGAAGGACGCCATCGCGCGGGCCGCAAAGACCATCGACTTCACCATCCTTGGGACCTACACCCCAGTCGGTCCAGAGGGCGGGGCCGTCGGCGGAACATGGTCGATCACCGTGGGAGATGACGAAGATGGCTGAGTTTCTCGACATCCACGAGGAGGAAGTTCAGGCGTTCATCCGCCCGGGCGGGGAGGTCAACGACCTGCTCAACGACGTGGCACGGGATGCGAAGCTCTTAGCCAGAAGGTACATCCTCACAGGGAAGTACGGCAGCAGGCACGGCATGGGGCACGTCCGATCCGGTCGCCTGCTGGGCGGTATCGACCACAACCGCACCAAGACCACCGGGCCGTTAACTGGCTACTCACGGATTTACTCCGCCGCAAAGCACACCGGGTACTTCATGCACGGTACAACCGGACCCATCACGGCCAAGCATGGCCCATACATGCTGGTGCCGAAGAAGGCGGGGGCGATGCAGAGGTCACCGGCCACGAAGGGTGCCGGTCACGAACTGTATTTGGCTTGGGTGGCGGGTGGTAAGAAGAGGGGATACAGGGGCTTCTACCGCCCCACGGAGGTCAGCGGCCAGAAGAAGAAGCCGTTCCTCGAAGATGCCAAGCGTGAGTCTATGAGGATGCACAAATTACCCACCCGATAGTCTGAGGCTGTTGGTCGACCAACAGCCCCAAAGGAGACGCAAATGCAGGAGACAACACCATGAAAGAGTTTGTTACCGCCGCGAAGGATTCGCTCGGGGAGGTCGACGAGGAATCGAAGATCACCTTTATGCACGATGGGCGTGAAATCACCTTCTTTGAACCCTCCACCGGACAGCAGGCCATCATGCTTTCCATGGGCGGCAGGACTATGGACGTGAAGACCATGGGCACCTTCATCCAGCTGTTCTTCGAGATGGCGGACAATGACACCGCCCGCTATCTCCAAGGCCGCCTGCTTGACCGTGAGGACACCTTCGATGTGTCCGGCGACGGCGGCATCTTCGACCTCTTCGAGGCCATCACCGAGGAGTGGTCGGCCCGCCCTACCCGGTCGCAACCCGACTCGCCCAAACCGCGACGAGCAACTGGACGCGCATCGACGGGGACTGCTCGGGCAAAGGCGTCGACATCCTCGACCTCCCGTTCTCGCGCTTCCTCTCCGTAATTTACGTCTGGGTGCTGGAGCACCTGTCCCAAGAGGAGCAGCAGCGATGGCTGGAAGAACTGGAACGGCCCCTCCCGGGACACCCCGACAAGTTCAGCGGGGAAGATGAAATCGAACAACTGAAGTACCTGTAAACAGGAAGTGGGTTGGTCGCCGTGGGAATGGGACGCGAAGTAGCGGACGCATACATCGAAGTCCACGGCGACCTGTCCAAGTTCCGCGAAGACCTCGGCAAGGCGGACGTGGCGGGCCGCGCTTACGGCGAGAACTTTGCGGACAGCATGACCGAAGGGTTCGGGGAACGGGCCTTCAAGGGCCTGACGACCGAGTGGAACTCGCTACTGGATGCCCTGTACTCCGGGGAGAAGGTCGACTGGGACCGGGCGCTGGGCACGTTCGACTTCGATTCCGAGGACTTCGAGGCCGTCCACGAGAAGATGGCCGACCTCCTTGAGGACATGCGCATCGCCGGGAAGGTGACGGAAGACCAGTACAAGGTTGCCTCCAAGCAGATCGACAGGGCGATCAAGAAGCAGCGGCAGCTGTTCTACGTGGAGAGGGACCTCGCTGAGGAGCGGGAACGCAACGCTGAGAACCTGAACAACATCAACAACCAGTACCTCTTCGACCTCGGTCGCATGGAGGAAGCGCAGAACAGGTTCAACCGGTCCTTCGAGGAGATGTTCGCCAGCAACCGACTGAAGGCGCTGGAGCGGGACTTCAGGGCCATCGCTGACTCCATGGCAGCCATGGACTGGGCCGGGTTCGTGAAGGGCTTCGACAGCCTCGAAGAGGCGCGGGAGCGCATCGGGGAAGTCACCGGCGAAATGCTCAACCTCGGACGGATCAGTGAGGACAACGCCAAGCGGATCGCCCGCCATGTGGATGAATGGATCGAGGCCGAAGAGCTTCGCCGGATACAGGTAGAACTCACCGCCGACGCCATCAAGGCCGCTGAGGAAGAGGAGCGCGCCGAAAAGCAGCGCACCGCCGACACGCTGAAGCGGCTGAGGGCCGAGGAGTCCCGGCTGGACTCGGAGGCGAAGGCCCGCGCACTGACTGCGGCCCGACTGCTGCGCGAGGAGCAGGAGAGGTACAACCAGTCCCTCGAAGGAATGATCCGAGCCGGGCACCTTGCCGCGCTGGAGCGGGACTTCCGCATGCTCACCGAAGCCATCCGCACCAATGACTGGTCGCACGTCTCCCGAGGCAGCAGGACGCTGAGGGAGATGAACGACAAGGTTATGGCGGTCGTAGACGCCATGCAGGACATGGGCAGGCTGGGGGCCGACGGCTTCAAGTTCATCACCCAGCAGTTGTCCAACGCCAACAATTTCATGGACACGTTCAACGTCCAACTCGAAGGAGCGAGCAAAGTTTCCAAAACGGTCGGCTCGCACTGGAGCGTTATCTCAGACTTCGCGGGCATGGCTGCGATGACGGTGGGCAAGTTCCACAAGGGTGCCGCCATTGCCGCAGGAGTGCTGGAGGTCATCGGCAAAGTCGTCGAGTTCGTCGGCCCCATTATCGAAACCATGGTTGACAAAGTCAAGGCCATGGCGGGCTTCAATGTGCTCGGTGACATCTTCCAGCAGGGTTCGGAGTTCCTGACGAACCTTGACCGGAACGCGCTGAAGATCGGCAAGATGACCACGCTGCTCGGGTCCTTCAGCGCCGTCATTGGTGGCGTCATCGGCATGATTTTCACCATGGCGCAGGACTTGGCAGCCATTGCCGGGGGCCTGCTGACCGCGGCACCGGCGTTCATCTTCGGTACGGGCATTGGCATCGGCGTGCTGACAGCCGCCCTGCAGGACATGGACGAGGTGCTCAAGGACCTGAAGCCGAAGTTCGAGAGGCTGCAGGATGTCATCAGCGCATCGTTCTGGGCCAAGGCTGCCGGGCCGATCCGCGACTTGGTCAATTCCCTGATGCCGCTGCTGGAGCCGAACCTCAAGGTCACCGCGGGCGTCCTCGGCACGGTGTTCGCAGCATTTGCCGATGCGCTGAAGGCCATCCCGCACGAGGCCATCGGCAGGATGTTCGACCGGATGAACCGGGCCATCGAAATCCTTGCCCGCGCCATGGGTCCGATCATCCGGGCTTTCACCATCCTTGGCGATGTGGGGTCCAAGTACTTCGAGCGGTTCGCTGAGTGGATCGTGAAGCTTGCCGAGAAGTTCGAGGCGTTCATCACGAACGCCTCCAACAACGGGGACCTTGAACGGTGGATCGACAAAGCGATCGAAGGCATGGATCACCTGTGGTCGATCCTTGATTCCATCTGGAGCATCTTCAACTCCATTGCTGACGCGGCCCGCAAGGGCGGGGCCTCCGGACTTGAAGGTTTTGCGACGGCGCTGGACAAGATTGCGAAACTGCTGGCCGGGGACCGCTTCCAGAAGGCGCTGGGACAGGTATTCGAGGGCTTCTTCTTGGCGCTGGAGGGTATCGGGCGCGGTTTCGAGAAGCTTGGCCCGTCCATCGAAGCAGCACTGCCAACTTTCGTGCGCGTCATGGACACCATCGGCAAGATCGTCGAGAAGATTTTGGGCATGTTCGGGAAGGTCATCGAGAACCCTGCGGTGCAGCAGGGGTTCGAGAAGCTGATGGACGGCATGCTGATAGCGCTGGAGAAGCTGGAGCCGGTAATAGGCCCGTTGGCCGACTCCTTCGGCAAGCTGCTGGAAATTATGGCCCCGATCATGCCCCAAGTGGCCGAACTGTTTAAGCTCATCGTTGAAAAGCTGGGGCCGTCCTTCGACCTCATGATGCAAAAGCTGGCTCCGCTGATCCCGCCGCTGCTGGACATGGTCACGCGGCTGATCGAAATTATCGCGCCGCACTTCGACACCTTCGTCAAGGACGTGCTGCCGCTGATGGTGACCTCAATGATCCTGCTGATGCCGCACATCATCAAGCTCGTCGAACTTCTGACTCCGGCGCTGGCGGAGACCATCAAGAAGGTCGCCGAGTTCATGATGGGTTTTGCAATCGCCCTGCAGTTCTTGAACATCTATGCAGGTCCGGCGATGACCGTCTTGGGGAGGATTTACGCATTCTTCACCGACCCCATTGAGCGCGCGAAGATGATCGCCGGTGCTGCCAGCTTGGCGAAGGACATCGTCGACGGCTTCATCAATGGCCTGAAGGAAAATCCGACGATCAAGAATGCTTGGACCATCTTCACGGTCATCATCGACGTGGTGAAGAAGCACTTCGGCATCCAGTCTCCCTCCACGGTGATGTTCGACATCGGCAAGAATGTTGTGCAGGGCTTCTTCGACGGCATGACCAACATCGGGACGACGCTCGGAACCATATGGGAGGGCTTCAAGACCACCATCACCACCAAGGCCAACGAAATCAAGACTGGCATCACCACATGGGCTGGTGAAGTGAAGACCAACTGGGACAACTTCTGGGGCGGTGCTGGGACGAACCTCAAGAACACGTGGGAGGGCTTCACGGGCACGGTCGGGACCAAGGCCAACGAAATCAAAAACGGCATCACCACGTGGGCCGGGGATGTCGGCAACGGCTGGAACGGCTTCTGGGGTGACGTGGGCACCAACCTGAACAACGCTTGGGAGGGCTTCACGGGAACCGTCTCGGAGAAGGCTGGCGAAATCAAGACCAACGTCAGCAGCTTCGGCACTGACGTAAAGAACAACTGGGACGGGTTCTGGGGCGATGTCGGGGGGTCCCTCAGCGAGAACTGGCGGCAGTTCTCCGGCACGGTTGAGGACAAGTCCGGTGCCATGTCGGGCGATGTTGCCAGCATGGGCACGGACATGAAGGGCAAGACGCAGGACGCCATGCACCATATGTGGCGGTACTTGTCCGGCTCGTTCACGGACTTCGTAAACATGGTGATGCAGCGATCCGGCGACATCGTCGGCTGGGTGGGGACGCTGCCCGGTCGGATCGGCAGCGCGCTCTCGGGACTTGGCGGCATGCTGCGGGGCGCAGGCCAGAGCATCATGCAGGGCTTCCTGAACGGCCTCATGAGCATGTGGGGCAGCATCACCAGCTTCGTTGGGAACATTGCTGACTGGATCAGGGACAACAAGGGTCCATTGGACTACGACCGCACGCTGCTGGAGCCTGCCGGTCAGGCGATCATGGTCGGCCTGCAGCGTGGTTTGGAGTCGCGCATGGACCCGCTGCTGAACACCCTGCAAGCGATCACGGACGTGGTGACGAGCACCGTCACGGCGGACCTGTCCCAGTCCAAGATGTACGTCACGGGTAAAGATGCCGCACAGGGACTTGCCGACGGCCTAAAGGCCAACCGCTCCGCCGTGCACTCAGCGCTCGGAACCCTCGGTGCATTCACGGTTCCGGCGGGGGAGGTCTCGGTTGGCGGCAGCTTCGGCGCAATGTCGGGCGCTGCCACCACGGTCGGAGGCAAGAGCCTGACAATAGCGGAAGGGGCCATCAGCATCACCACACCAACCAAGGACCCGGAACTGGTGGCGGCCAAGGTCATCGACAGTTTCGCCAACTTCTCCAACTTCTAAAGGGGCAGGCATGTTTGATGGATTCATGTCGGTTGGCGGCGTTGAGGTTCTGAACGTCGCCCGGGCACACGCCTACGCCTCCGAGCACTTGCCCGGTCTCACCGTTCAGTGCAACCATCCCACCCTGCGCGAAGGGCTGGGGCATTCCGCCTACACCAACCCGCGCGACGACGGTGCTCCGTGGTTTCAGGGCACCCGCGTTGCCGGTGAACGCTTCTATGGGCTGTTTCCGCTGGGGGTTCAGGGGGCCGATGACTCCACGCGGGCAATGAAGGTGACCGAACTCATCGGGGATGGAGCGGTGCACACCATGCCCCGGCACGGCTCCCGGGAAATCCGGGTGACCGCCGTGGCGATGGCTGCTGATGACGAAGGCCTTGCCGAAGGGCTGGCGTGGCTGCGGGATGTGCTTGCAGGGGAGGGCTGTTCGGACCCATCGCAGCTTGGGTGTCTTGGCAAGGACGTTGTGATGTACTCCGCGTTGCCCGAGGACCTCGTGGAGGAAGCCACGTTCCGGCGCATCTTCTATCAGGCGGAGGTCACCGAAGGCCCGCTGGTGACCACCGTCTATCCATCCAAGGTCGCCTCGCTTGTGCAGGTGGAGTTCACTCTCACGATCGGTGTGCCATGGGCGTTCACTCCATACTGGCCGGTGGCGGGGCTGAACATGGATGCGGCACTAAACTTTCAGGACCCGGCGGAGGACTGCTCGCCGGTCAATACCGCCTATGACAACTACATTGATGACCCGTTCTTCACGGGCATTGAACGGCCTCCGCAGCCGCCGGTGATCGCACCGCCGAACATCCTGAACATCACCTCATGGCGCAGGCTCACCGCCACGATTCCTGCGCACATCACCGAGCGCTGGGGGCGGGTCATCCCGAACGTGACGGTGACAACCGCGAACGCAATCCAATACCTGCGCATCCGCTTCTACCGCGAGGGGCATGGACTGGATGGCTGCGACTACGACGGTGAGTTCCTTATCTCCTACCTGCCCGCGTCGTCCGTGCTGACGCTGGATGCAGTGCGCCGCTCCGCCACCATCACGCGCTCGGACGGGATGGTGGTTCCAGCAGGGCACCTGCTGTTCGGCTCCGATGGCAGGCCGTTCCAGTGGCCGTCCCTTGGGTGCCAGTACACGTACACGATGACTGCCGACCTGATGCCGGGTCAGTCGGGCGTTCATGTCTCCTTGGATACGGCGGTGAGGGAGTAAATGGCTCTTAGTTGTGTCACGCACACCGCTTTCCTGTTCGACCGCGGCGGCAGGAAGCAGATCGGTGCACTCGGGCCGCTGAGCCGGGTGAAGTGGGAGCGGCGGCGTGATGACATTTCGGTCGGCACGGTGTGGATCGCTACCGTCAGCCCCGAGTGCGCCGAAGTGCTGGGGCTGGCGGAGACGAACCGCATGGAACTGGTGATCTTCCGGGGGAAGCGCAGGGTGTGGGAGGGGCCGGTAAACCGCATCACGTATCAGGGGTCCTCGGTCGAAATCGAGGCCAAGGACATGATGTATTACGTCCAGCGCACCATCATGCGCAACGAGTACGACAACCGCTACCCGAACGTCGGCTCGGTGCTGGACCGCATTGAGCGGATCATGAATGCCGAGATGGCACGGAAGGAGGCGCTGGACCCGTCCACCAACCTCCTGCCGCACGTGCAGTACATCCACGTCACCACCCCCGGCATCCACGAGGCCCAAACGTCGTCCCACACCCTGCCGTATGAGTACACGGTGTTCCAACACATCGACAATTACGCATGGCGCGGTGGCGTCGACTACACGGTGGTGGGCCGGTCCATCCTGTTCTTCGATGTGCATGAGCGCATCGGGCAAACGCCGATGGTGACAAGGGATGACTTCATCGGCGACCCGATCATCACCCAGTACGGCGCGGAACTGTCGACGTATGTCGCAATGACCGACGGCAAGGGTCACTGGGGCGAGGCCGGTGGCATCGACCCCTACTACGGAGAATGGGAGGTGCTGCATCAGGCCTATGACGAGAACTCGGGCGAACCCGGCGAGGAGCCGCCGGACCCGCCATCGGTCGCGGAGATGACCTCGCAGGCGATCCGGTCGCAGAAGCAGGGTCAGCGACCAGCGCTGGTGGTCCGTATTCCTGACAACACCCGCCTCAATCCCAACGGTGTGCTCACTGTGGATGATCTGACGCCCGGTGTGTGGATTCCGCTGACCGCAACCTTGCCGGGTCGCACCGTAAGCCAGATGCAGAAGCTGGATAGTATGACGGTTGAGGAGACGGCGGAGGGCGGCGAGACGGTCAGGGTCGTCCTCTCCCCCGCGTACCCCGAGAGTTATGTGGAGGATGAGTAAATGACGGAGCCGATTAGCTTTGA